TTGAGTACCAGAGCGATGCCAAACAGCCCAACTACCTGTTGAATCATATCGTTTGACTATGATGCACCCTGGAGCAGAACCAAGATTATGACTAACTGTTCTTGGGCTGCCTGTGCCAGTATAAGTAACTACATCAAAGAACTTTGGTTGTTCGCGGAATGTCCAAGAGACATAATCATACAAAGCACTAAAGTTATATCCTGAGTTTCCAGAATCATCGCCTAAGTTATAGCCGTTAGTATTAAAAGCAGTTAGCCCGTTTGCTATAACAGTTGAGGCGTCAGTGCTATTTGATCTAAGAGCATTGGTAGCCCCTCTAACAGTATCATTAAATCTGTTACTACCGGTTTGGTTTCTTGATTTTGTCCAAACCAACCCACCTTTAGTGGATAAGTCAATACCGTTGGTAATTGTTTGAGTAGCCCCAGTACCCGTATAAAGGTAGGTGCTAAACACATCCTCGATGTAATTAGCAACGGTTCCTGGCGCACCGGCCAGCATAAGCTGATTTCCGCTCATGTTAGGTCACATTTCCTTGAACGACGCACACGGTACCGGAGATAAACAGAATGGTTGCCAGTCCTCTTGCAGCCAATGTCATCGTAGCCTTGTCAGAGTCTGTACCGGCGATGTATGCAGTAGTAATCGAGCAGGTGATCGTGATGGTTCCAGAGGTGTTGTTAAACACGCTGATTACATCACCCTCTGCAAATGTAGCGTCCGGAATTACGATTGCACCGCCAGAACCGACCTGAACATATTTACCTACATCTGCCGTTGCCAGAGTGTAAGAACTTGTCTTAGTGCCGACCGCCGGGACATTCCTATACCCAACACTCATGTTTTCGTTGGGGAAGGTGTAAGTCTTTACCGTAGACGCAGGTCCAGCTACCGAGAAAAAAGCATTACCAGTTCCGCCTGATCCGGCGGGCAGGGCGCTCGATAGAGTAATGGTTCCGCCTGAATCTATGGTCAACCTGGTCGTGCCGTTAGTCTGCAGCTCGAGCTGACCGGAGGCGTCCCCGGTCGAGATCAAGCCACCCGAGCCGGATGAGGTTGCGTTTATGGTTGAAGGCATTTCTTACTCCATAATTTTTGTTGCTGATGCCTGAGAGATGACATTTGAGGCAACCAGAAAATCAACCAGCTCCTGCGCTCCGGCTTGCTGTTTGGGTAACTCAGCCTTAACCGTCTTGATTTCAGGCGCTGAGTCGTTGTCCCATTTAACCTTTTCAGCCAGGCTCAAACCCTTACGGAAGTCATCCACTGTCCACGAGCGAGGCATTGGGGCCGGCGGGGGAGGTGGCTCTGGTTTAACCAGTTGGCCGTTTACCCAGCCGTCACCGTTAGCCGCATCGTCAGGAACTTGGGTGTCGTAAAGTTTGGCTATGTCGGGGTGGTAGATCTTTTCTGGATCAGTCCAAGCCACATCTCGAATTTGACCGTTTTCAATCCATGCGTATTTCATGATCAGAATCCTTCTGTCCAATAAAGAACAACTACACCCGTGCCGCCTGAACCTGCGGTAGAACCACTACCACCACCCTGTGAAGAACCACCACCACCTCCAGCGTAACTACCTGATCCACCCCGTGTGTTCGCAGAGCTTTGACAAGATGCCCCGCCTCCACCACCAAGCGGACCACCATTTCCGCCAACTGCTGGGCTAGCCGAGTCACCGGAAGAAGCCCCACCACCGCCACCACCTAAACCGCCATCACCGCCAGTTGGATTTGTCGATCCAGTACCGCTATAAGCTCCACCGCCACCACCACCGGGGGAGCCATTGCCACCAAAACAAATTACCGCACCGCTTGCTCCGGCTCCGCCGCCGCCACCATTTAAGGTTTGATAAATAACATCAATCCATGTGCCGCTACCAGAACCGTTACCAGCCCTCATAAATGCACCAGATGTACTAAATGCACCAATACCAGCACCATTTGATCCAGATGCGTTGGCTGCTCCCGAAACTCCACCTAAAACTGTCGAACCAAACGATCCGCTCCCGCCATTTCCACCAATGACATTACCGCCTGCTGCTGATTGGCCATTTGAACCAGATCCACCACCGCCAGTCATAAAGGCTTGACTAGCAACTAATGCGTCACCACCTCTAAATCCTGCACCGCCGCCGCCAGTAGCTTGGTTTCCTTGGTTTACCGAACTACCAATATTTCCACCACGGCCATTTGGCCCAAGCCCGCCACCACCAGTTGAAGAGGGTTGTGTGCTTGATCCTGAGTTTGTTCCACCTGCCCCACCAGTGCCGTAATGAGATCCAGCGCCACCTCCACCTCCGGCTGTATTGTTTGAAGATTGCCCGGTTCCACCAGCACCACCAGAGGCGGTATATGAGCCTCTTAATGTTGCGCTAGCAGTTCCTGATCCACCTGATCCGGGTGTGTTTCCAGAAGCGTTAGTGCCGCCAGTAGCAGTTAACAGGGTCCCATAAGAACTTGTTCCGCCTTGACCTCCTACTGTTATGGTGTCAAGCGTCTGCCCAGGAATAACATCAATAACTCCATATGCAAACCCACCTCCACCTCCCCCAGCGCTTGGAGTGCTAGAAGTATTGGTTGAAGCACCATTACCACCACCACCCCAAACAGCTACACCGATTTGATACACATTTTGGGGCACAACCTCCGTGGAAGTGGTTGAAGTGATAAGTTTGAATTGTGACCATCTAGCGGGAGCCACACGGGTTGCATAGTTAGGCGGCAACCCAAAGCCGTACATTCCCTTGTTCATTAGAAGTCACCTCCGTAAGCGATTACACGAATGCCAGTCTGGGTCACCGAAACGGTTGCACGAAGCGAGTATCCGGTCGGAATCGTCAGAGGCATGATGTTGGCATTGCCGTTACTAGATAAAGCCGCGGTAAATGCCGGGACTGTCGTGCTTGAGGTAACCGCAATTACCGGAACCTGTTGCCACAAAAAGTAGTTTGTGCCATCAAAGATAAACAGGTTAACAATACAGGCGGTTGTTGTGGCTACACCCTGGATGTCGATGTAGTCGATCCGAGAGCCGCTGGAACCCGCCGTAAATACCGTACCAACCGTCGTAGGCGCGGTCAGCGAGGTATCCGCTGTCGTTAAAAGCGCAGATCCAACCTTTGGGGTGGCTGCGTACTGTGCAGAAGTTGCCATTTAAATCTCCTTAAATTAAGGCAAATGAATCGTTGACTGTTCCGGGAGACACATTTGCTCCGGTCGCTTGGGTAACAAAACCTTGAGCACCACCCGATATTGAAGTAAAGCTCAATGCGCCGCTACCGTCAGTCTGTAGAACCTGTCCGGTCGTACCGTCGGCTGATGGCAGGGTAAAGGTGACATTTGAGGCTACGCTGGCTGGAGCCTGTAGCTCTACATAATTAGTACCGTTGTCGGTATCCTCACCAAGACGCAAGCGCCCTTGGGTGGTTGATGTTCCCTCTGCGGTAAAAATTCCATCGCCGTTGATAATTGCTGGCATGATTTACTCCGGTTTGTTAGGCCACTGAACATTGTGGGGAAAGCCAGCCTGGGCAGGAACATCGCGCAGGGCTTGGCAATAATCTTTCCATTCCTGGCTGGGTGTCATGTCGCTACGGAAACGCCAGTCGGTCTCGGCCAGTCTTTGGTTGCGGTCTGCCCGGACGGATTTCTTGGTCTCTTCGTCCTTGGCCGCCTTGCCTTCGTCATCCAGGGTCTGCACGACATACTTGGTGTGCCACTTATCCCCGATCATCTCTACGCCCTGCCGCACGACAAACTCATACGGGCCAGATGTGGTGGGCTGCGGGCCTTCAAAGACCGGATCGACACCGATGACCTGCATCACCTCGTCGGTCAGCCGGTCAAAGGTCGGGCCATTGTTATCTTTTAGGTACTGGCGGAGTTCACCTTCATACATCACTGCGCCGGTTGATTTGAGTCTGTATTCCATGATTGTTCCTATGCTATTGCGAGGAAGATGTAAGTTGCGCCATTTATACCTGGATTACTAATTCCGTCAGGGGTTGGATTGACAATAAATCCCGACGAATCTGCTTCTAAGTCATCGTCACCATCATCTTCTGCACCTGTTGTGTTTAATAGTAAATATGGATCATTTCCAGCAACGATTCCTCTAGCAGAGTCGTATACGATCCAATTTCCAGCAGCATCTGTTCGTTTAATAAGAACAAATCTTGCCCCGTTAGTAAACCCACAGTTGATGGTTTGAACGCTAGTGCTTCCTGTGTATGATCCTACTTTGCTAACGCCAGCTAAAGTTGCAAATAGGTAAACTATATAAGTTGTGCCAGAAGCGTTGTAGCTGTCTGTAATTCCAAATGTGGTTGATGTTGGTTGAGAAAAAAATCCAGCACCTGCTGCGTATGTATAAGTAGTTCCAACATCAGTTAATTGAAGCCAATTGCGCCTGTAATTTGACGCTCCAAAGTTTGTGCCAACCAACCAATAATTAGCAACAACGCCTGGGTCAGGCGCACGACTTTTTTGAATAATAAGTTCCGGCGCAACACCTAAATTGTGATTTAAGGTTCTATTAGCACTTGTACCTGTATAGCAGACCACATCAAAGAAGCCTGGGGCGCGAGCAAACGCTTCATTTACATAATTAGATCCGCTTGCGTTCCATCCAGTTACTGATGTTGCTGTAGCAAGGCTTATTGTGTTTGTTGGTGCGTCCCATGCCGGCATTCCAGATGTGGCTGCAATTTCCGCATCTGTTGCATTTGTAAACATATAACCTAATCCGGTTAGCCTAGATTGCAAAATGTCAAAGTTGCTTGTGTTTCGACGCATAGTCAACAAAGCATCCGGAACAAATCCCAAACTAAATGAGCGTCCTGCTGTGCCTCCTGCGTATGTATTTGGTGCAAACACACTCGTTCCACTCGTAGGAGTCTTCATCGGGCCGCGACGGATTGCTATGTAAATGTATGTCCCGCCAGCTGCGTTCATCCTTGAATCAGCATTTCTTGGATAAAACCCAGTTGAAGTTATCCACGGGTTATAACTTGATGCATCTTCTTGATAGGAATCATTTGCATAAAGTTCTCTTGCATCTGAACCGACAGGCCAACCACGCATATTGTCGTATAAAAACCAATTACCTACTGCATCCGTTCTTTTTATCATTATCCATTGTGGTTCATAGCCAAGTGTTATTGTTGGCCCAGGAGCTAAACCGTTTCCTGTGTAGCTTCCACAAGTAATCACATTATCTGATCCGGTCAGACCAAAGCCACCTGCGTCATGGGCGAAGAGGTAGGCAACATAGGTTCTTCCATTGGCGTTATACAATGAAGAATCATCATTTAATGTAAAACTTGTGCTACCAACAGATGAGATCCAAGAGTATGTTTGTTCAGCACCTGTTGTATTTAGATACAAAAACTTAGATGTTCCTGTTGATCGGTGATAAACGATCCATTGATCTGCGTTACTAGTGCATTTAATAATAATGCAGCCAGGCGTACTACCAAGGTTATGAGATACAGATCTTGCACTACCTGTACCGGTATAAGTAACTATGTCAAAAAATTTTGGCTGTTCGCGGAATGTCCAAGAGGCATAGGTATATGCAGAAGAACCAGTGCCGTTTAAGTTAGGATCACTTGTATTTATTGAAAATCCAGTCGTGCTAAATGGAATTAATCCACCAAAAACAGAACTTTGTGCGCTAGTGCTATTTGTTGAAAGGCTATAACCAGCAGTTCTTGCGCTATCAAAAAGCCAATGCGCCCGTGTGTTTCCAAAATCTTGTAAACTTCTATTTTTAATCCAAACCAACCCGCCTTTAGTAGACAGATCAATTCCGTTGGTAATAGTCTGTGTAGAGCCGTTACCCGTATAAAGGTATGTGCTGAACACATCTTCGATGTAAACAGGTGCGGTGGTCTGGGCGAACTCCCCAAACCCTTGAACTGATGCTGCTCCTCTTGTAGCGATCAGGGGCATTACGCAAACCTCGTCTGAGCTGCAAACACCGTAAAGGCGGCGTTGCCTGTCTTAATGATCGTGTAAGTGTAGGCATCAATGCTGCTAGCGTTACCCGCACTCCAAGCCGTGCCACCCTGATACTTTGGCGTAACACTTGATCCATCGACCTGCACCACATTGTTGTAGTAAGCCGTTGCACCCTGGGTCACAAAGAAGGCCACGGTCAAAGACTCGCCGGTTGCCATCAGGGTATTAAGACTCGTGCCGCTCGATCCACGGAAGTTAACCGTCCAGTTAGCCGAGGCGTTTGATGTGTAATACAGCACCGCTTGGGTCGTTACATCGTAGTTGATTGTTCCAGTAGCTGCCGTAGCCGAGATCGTGGCGGTCTCCAAGACATCGGCAATCTTCAGTCCAGCCGCACTCGATGTGCCGACCATCGTGACCTTGTTGGCAAAGACTGCGCTTTGGTCAGTCCCTAGGGTGACCGCGGTTGTTGTCCCGTTGGTCTGGAGAAGCAGTTGGCCGGTTGTATCGCCAGTGTGGACTAGCGAGGTTCCGGAGGTAAGTCCTGCTGAAATCGTACTCATGTCTACTCCTTAAATCACGACCCAGCGTTGGCCGGATGAAACCGTTACATTTTGACCCGAGGCGACAGTAATTGGCCCCACGCTCCAACCATTGGTCCCTGAGGCGATCGTGTAGCTCGTGCTAACGGTGGTGCTGTTCACAAATATGCCGTTTGATGCCACCGGTGCGCTTGCCTTTAACTCACCCGTGCTGGGCTTATAAAGCAGCTTGGCGTTACTGGTATAGATATTTAAGGCAGACCCAGAGGTAGCCTGTAAGAACGCCGGGTAGTAATCAGTCGAGCTCGAGGTGTCGTTAGTGATCGTGGCGCCGCTCGTAATTGTCGTCCAGCTCAGCACCCCCGCGCCGTTGGTCACCATCGCCTGGCCGTTAGTTCCGTCAGCAGTTGGATACTTTAAGGCGGCTGGGTTATTGAAAAATAGCTTAACCGTGCCAGACGCATTCTCCATGTACATCGACATGTCGTTGTTGGCAATGTTTAATGCCAACTCACCTGCCACCAGGTTTGCCGCGCTAGGTACCGTCGTTGCTGTAGTGCTGTAATACAGCGATATTGGGGTAAAGCCTGCCTGTGCCATTAAAAGGTACCTCCAAAAATTCCTGTTGTTGCCACCATAGTCCCGGCGGTCAAAGTATTAGTTGATGGATTGTAAGTAAGGTCAGAATCTACTTCTACCGCCTGATTTCCGGTCGTAGCATCAACAAAAGCTGGATAAAAAGTTGCGTTAACTGATGTGGCAGTTACTGCAACATTATTTGCATTCGTTGCGGTTCCCGCATTTGTTGCATTACCTACCGTAACCCCAGACGGGTCAGACCACTGCGGAGCTGTACCGCTTGATGTCAGCAAGAATGTTGAGCCGCCGATTCCAAGTTTGGTTAGGGCGGTTCCAGCGGAGTAGTAAACCAGGTCGCCGGCCGTATATGAAGTTACCCCGGTTCCACCGTTTGATGTCAGAACCGTGCCCGTAAGGCTGATGTTGGGGGTAGATCCGCCCGAGGAAGCCAAGGGGGCTGAGGCCGTAACACTCGATACGCCAGCAACTACTGCAGACCACTGGAAGGCGCTTCCGGTCCACTCTAGGTAGGTGTTCGCTACCGTCGGGGCGGTCGCAAAGGTCGTGGTTCCTGCCCCGGACTGATAAAGGATCTGATTTGCGGCTCCACCGGCCACATTGGTGGCTGTAGTAGCCGTGGTCGCGCTCGTGGCGTTTGTAGCGTTTCCTACGGTAACCGTTGCGGGATCGGTCCACTGGGGGGCCGTACCGCTCGAGGTAAGCATATAAGTCGAGCTACCAATACCCAGCTTTGAAAACGCTGTACCGGCCGCGTAATAGACCAGGTCACCGGCAGTGTATGAGGTCAGCCCAGTTCCACCGAGGGAGGTTAAAACCGGGGATGTCAGGCTGAACTGAGTTCCGGTTAGGGTTAACCCTGTGCCTGCAGAATAAACCTGAGATGCCGAGAACTGGGTAAAGGTAAGGTTTGTGGTGCCAATAATTATTGGGTTATTGGTCGTCAGTACATAAGACTCACCAGCCCCGGTTAGACCCTCTTGAACGAAGAAGTAGTCTCCCGATCCAAGACCTGTGGTGCTATCAGGCTTGTAAGTGTTCTCGTTGGTCGCCCGGGTCAGCACCCAAGGGGTAGACCCATCACCCACCGTCGTGACCGTGTAGATGCCGTTATGGGCTGCGTTGGCCTGGTTATAGACCAAGACCCGGTTTGTAGCAGATAAGTTAACCCCATCGATTTGGATGGCAGCATTCGCCCCAGCGTTGGTTAGGGTAGCCCCCACCCCGGCGTTTACTAGGCCGCCAATCGTAAGCCCAGTGCCGTTTGTGAAGGTCGTGATCTCCGGTCCGTTATAAGACAGAGACAGGGTGACCTGGTTAGCCGCCGGCACCGAGAAGACATAGTAAGCCGTCCCAGCCACGATCCCGTTGGATGTGGACGAGAAGACAATCTGATCGTTTACCGAAAGGCTCGGGGATGTTGAGAATGTCAGGGTCGTGCCACCCACGATATCCGTAACCGTCACCGAGGTGCCGCCAGGCGTATAGGTGGCGTTTAGGGCGGTCGGAGTCTCTACCCGGACTGGGGTGTGAATCGTGATTCCTGAGGAAACCGCATCGTCCACATACTGCTTGGTGGCCAGCTGCAACGCCGAGCTCGGCGGCTGGGTTACCGTTACCGATGTCAGCCCGGATGGGGTAAGGCTATATGACGGGCTTCCACCGTTATTTACTAAGACACCTGTGCCAGAGGCCAAGAAGGTTGTGGCTCCAGCGCCGGATTGATACGGAATCGACCCCGCGGCGCCGCCTGCAAGGTTTGTGGCCGTTGTGGCCGAGCCGACTGACAGGCTCGATTGGTTAGTCCACTGCGGTGCGGTACCCGATGAGGTTATGACCTGACCGTTAGTGCCGATCGCAAGTTTCGATAAAGCCGTCCCGGTGGCGTAATAAACAATATCGCCAGCGGTGTAAGAGGTAAGCCCTGTGCCGCCATACCCAGTGGCCAGGGTTCCGGCCATGCTGATGGTTCCGGATGTTGTAATCGGGCCGCCAGAGAAGGTTAATCCCGTGGAGCCACCACTAACATCCACCGAGGTAACCGTGCCCGCTCCTGGTAAAGCTGCCCAGGTGAAGGCGCTGCCGGTCCACTTAAGAAATGTGTCAGTTGAGACCGGGGCAGATATGAAGCTAGTTGTATCTAATCCGGTTTGGAATACAACTTGGTTAGCAGCTCCGCCGGCAACATTTGTGGCCTTGGTCGGGGTTCCCGTAAGCGTTAAGGTTCCCGAAGTTGTAATCGGACCGCCTGTAAAGGACAGCCCGGTCGTGCCCCCAGATGCGTCTACAGAGGTGACCGTCCCGTCACCTGAACCGAAGGTAAACCAAGAGCCCGCATAACCCTCAAATTTTGAGCTTGTGGTGTTATATCGAATCTGTCCGTTTGTTCCACCCGGACGCTGCCCGGTGGTGCCTACTGGCACGGTTATTGCACCAGTGCCCGGAACTATTGGATTATCCGACAGGCCAATCGTTGGATTGCCTGGGCCTGTTCCGTTGGCTACATCGATTTCATTATTTGTGCCGGTAATTTGTAGGGCAGTAACGCTGCTTCCGCTGACGATACCCAAAATACCGGTGCCAGCTAGCCCTGCAAGCGATCCTACGGCACCTGAAAGGCTGATTGTTGGGTTTCCTGAGACACCGTTGCCGTCAGCTACAGAAACGCCCGTGGAGCCTGTAATCGTGCGACCAACCATGGTCGAGGCGCCAGTCTTTGCCTGTAGCCCCAAGGTTGAGGAAAACAGGCTGGCTACTGCCCCGGCAAGGCTAATCTGCATGGTGGACTGAGCCCCACCATCGGTAAGACCTAAACCCGCCCCGACAGACAGCGCCCGGCTATTTGTAAGGCTAGGCTCTTGGTTGACCGTAATAAAGGTCTGCGTCTGACTCGGCGAGGCAGCGATAGCCCCGGTCGTAGTTTGGACGGTCTGCCCGTTTTGGACAATAGGTACCGCCTCGGTGCCCGTTATGGCGCCAGCGGCGGGTAGTTGGGTAATGGTGACTTGGGCTGAAGGCATTATGGGCTCGGGCTAATTACATCGAGGTTGCCGTTGTTTTCCGGGTTATCTTGGTTGCCCTGAGTCGATATCAGGAACTGGCCATAACCACCGGTCTGCAACGCCGGTTGAACATTTGCAACGCTTAGATCCGGCCGGGGAAAGCGAAGATTAATCCGCTCAGTCTTCCTGGCCGGTAAGCGATAGGGGTCAAACTGGTCTTTACAGCCTTGGTCGCAGACACGAAGCCCAGGAAAGTTGGGATCTGGCCCTAAGTCCACATAGGCGCGTTTCATCTTGCACCGATCGCACACGGCAATCGCTACAGATGTCAGCCCACTGGTATTTAGGAATCTAGGCATTATTTCGTATACACCGCGATGTTAGGTGCAAAGTAAATCGGCGACTTATCGCGCTCCTCTTGCTCTGCCTCGTAGATGTAACGGTCTGACATCTTTTCAAGATAAGCAATCCGATCGGGAGCCACATTCGGCATCTCTAAGGCCATCCGGTGAGCTAGCAAGAAGACCACCGCCTCGTACCATCTCTGAGGCACTTCCAGCTCGTCGGTCAGGGCTCCCACATCCATGATCTGACGGGAATACCAAACCGTCATCTGAATAAACGGGTCGTTTGGCACCGGCCATAGGTACATGGTCGGCTGCGGGATCGTGCGGTCAAACCAAAACTG